TACCGTGCATCTTGTCGCCAGTCTTACTTGCATAGAAGTCAACGGATTGACCAGATACTTTATGAATATCCATCTTAGCGTGGTCTGGATGCATAACACCTTGTGACGCATACTCACGACCATTGATGCGCATTTCGTTCATTTCATATTCTTCTTTTGAGAAAGTAGAACGAGAAGTGTTGTAGTCGTGAACCGCACTGGTACGCTTTTTGTTTATTGCCTTACCGAAATCATCAGCCTCAGCAGAAGTTTTGAATGGCTTCTTATGAACTACAACATTACCGTATGCGTTCATTGCTTTTGAATGATATGTTCCTGTAGTATTATGTTTTACTACACCAGCATGATGCCATGTTTGGCTGGCTTCATCAATAGCAACATCTTCTTTAGTTAAACGATCAACTGCTTTATTAACTCCAGCTTTACGTTTCCATGAATTTGCTTTGTATTTGTTCGCAAGCGATGTTGATGCTTCTTTCGAACTAGGTTTTCTAGCCTTGTCTGCCATGTTCTCAAAATCAGCACCGATTTTACGTTGAATAGTAGCATCATGCGCAGCTTTTTTGATGTAAGAACCCAAAGTTGATTTTGACAATTCATCAATCTGTTCAACATCTTCTTTAACATTTGTTGGATGACCATTGATTGGTTTCTTAGATGCTTTGTATGCTTTGTTCTCTGGTGTACCTTTGATATATTTCTTATCAGGTACTGGAGCAACTGGAGCATTTTCTTTCATAGAAGCAGTTTGACGTTGGGCTTTGTCACTCATGTTAGTGACTTTACCACGTGGGTCTTTATTCTGCGCCTTTTTCCAATCGCCCTCATAACTCCAGCTTTTCATTTTACCTTCTTTATCTCTTACTACTGTAGTTTTTTCTTCGTTATGAAGACCGACGTAGTTGTGGTCATGAACTTTATAACCACTCTTCTTGTAATATGCAAGAGCAGTGTTAATAGCAGTATCTTTGTCTGGAGCAGTTACTTTTGCTCTGCGCATCTTTTTCTCATTACGCTGAGAAACCATAGTGTGATTTGGATTTGAAATAGTAACAGAAACAATGTGCTTACCTTCACACATTGATTTCTTTTTCGCTTCTTTCATTTCCTTCTCGTCTTCATCTTCACATTCACACTCTGCTTCTGGCATACCGCAGTCTTCGCACTTTTCATCTTCATCTTCAGTTTCGTCTTCGTCTTCGCCAGCTTCGTCTTTATCTTCTTTTACGGGAACACAATTTGGAACTTTCTTACCGTTCTTCATCTTCATTCCAACAGCAGTGTAACCTTTCCAGCATGCATCCTTTAGACCTTCTTCTTCTAAGTCAACTTCTTCAGACATAGTAGAATGTTTTACTTGTGTCTTTGGACCATCATTTGCTGATTGAAAATGAACATCTGCGCCTTTGCGACGTGCTGTCCAATGACGACCAGTTTCATCTTTGAATTTATGTTCTTGTTCGTCTTTTAATTTTGCGATTGCTTGATGATGTTCTGGGTGCAAAGGAATAGAGAAGTCTTTACCGTGGTGCACAGTCTTCATTGTACCCCAAGAATATTTTTTAGTAGTAACTGTAGCTTCAGTAATGTCTTCTTTCATAGCATTTTTGCTCTTGCGTAGCAAGTGAAAGTCGTGCGCATCAACTTTGCCGTTTTTGTTTTTATCAATCTTATGTTGATTGCCTTTTAAGGCTTCTTTAAAAGATAACATTTATTGTTCTCCGCTAGATTTTAATGTTGATGTCAACATCCAATTATGTTTTTTATGAGCATCGATTCTACCTGCTAGATAATCTAGCAACCCTTGTTCATTTGCTGCTTCAGCTAATCTGAATGCTTGCATTAATGAAGATAAAACTGATTGGTTTACTTGAACCAAATCAGCAATCATACCTTGAGCACCAGTAGCTGATGTATCCATCACCGTTCTATATTTATCAAACTCAATAAGTGTATGTGGAGCAACAGCACCCAATGCACGAATCTCTTCAGCTGTTACATCAATGCTACCATAAACCTCTTCGTATATTTTTCCAAAGAAGTCATGTAACATTGGAAACAAAATTCCTTCTACATTCCAGTGGTAGCCTTGCGCCTTTAGATACATCATAAAAGAATCTGCCAACACCACCTTCATTTGTTCTTGTAGTTCATTCATTTTAACAGTCCCATGCTTTTCTAGACCAGTAATTTGCGCTAGTCTTATCGGTTAAATTTCCCTGACCAGAAGATCTTGCACAATAAGATTTCTTGCGGTTAGGATTATTCTTCTTAATACTTAAAGTTTTATCCCCGAAGTTTACTTTCTGCGCTTTACCGTCGCCATCTGGATCAACATATACCTTCGACTTCTTAACATCACCAGCCATTGGTTTGTTAAGTGGTACAGTCTTACCTTGATAGGTAGCTTCGTTTAGTAGGAACTCTTTAAATGTTATCATTTTGTGTACTTACTATGAGATAGTCTTGCTTTTTCGATCTGACGAACACGTGGAGCCAATTTCATCGCAATTCTATTTAACACTGGTTTCATCTTAGCGATGCGTTGCTCTAGACGTTCTTTCTCAGCAACTGATAGAGAAGCCAATGGTTTCTTAGCAATACGTTGCTTGATTGCTTTAATAGCAAGTCTACGTGCACGAGTGTTAATTACAGATTGTGGAGAAGATCTCTTTAAAGCAACTTTCGCTTTTGCCATACGTTTAGATTTAGATCTAGCGAAACGTGTCTTTGCTTTAATGCGTTCTAGTCTTGAAAGAACTTCATTCAACGCTTCTTCTTTTAGGCTGTCTTCTAGTTCTTCGCCTGTCTCGTCGTCAACAATAGCCAACTCTTCATCGTCATATCCGTCAAGGATATCTTCCCAATCTTTGTGTTGGTTGACGATGTCATCAATATCTTTTTCCGTAAACTCTTCTTCGGTTTCTTCTGAGAAGCGATCGTTACCTACAGATCTCTTTTCACCTGGACCATCAGAACCAATTTTAATTAGGCGAGCTGCATGTTTCTTACCATCTTTACCAATCTTTTGATCAGCTGCTTGGACATAATCTTCACCAAGTTCTTCTTTTGATTGGAGATAATCTCTAACTGTTGTAATATAATCTTGCGCCAATGTAATCTTAGACTGAACCCACTCTGGCATGTTGTCATCGTCTTTGAGCATTTCAATCATATCTTTACAATTACGTAGAGTAGTTTGTAATTGAGTGCGAGCCATTTGACCTTCATAGTCATACTCGCCCTTGTCGATTGCTTCTGCTATTTGTTCTAGTAAATCAAATTCTTCTTTGCGATACTTAGAATATTCTTTTTCTAAATCTAGTTTGCGTTGCTTAACATGCTCTTGATCCACATCTTTGTTCATTGACAATTGATGTAGTGCTTTACTTTTCTCTTTGTAATCACCATGTGGATCTTTTGCGTTTAAAGCTGTTTCACTTAAATCAAATTCTTCTTTTACGTTATGCTTGATATTAAAACTGTTATCTCTGCGAACAGTTCCAAGATGCTTAGCACCTAATTTTTGTAAAGAGTTGCGACCACTAGCATTCATTGTGTGGTTTACATCATAGCTACCAGATTTATGTTTGTAAATTTCAATACCATCATCTGGATCTCTATGCGTTTTAACTTTATCGCTCGCATACTTCATTGCAGAATGTAGGTCTTTAAAGTTTTCTTTTATGTTTTCTTTTTCTTGCTCATGCTTTTTAGATAGTGTTTCTTTTTCTCTAGCATGTTTTGCAGCAAGAGCAGCCTTAGCAACTTCACGAGCAAGTTTCTTAGGATCTCCGTTGGCTTCTCCTAAGTGATAGTGAATTTTTTGTTTTCTTAATTGATCGTTTTGTGGTTCATTGTGTAAGGTTTCGCCAACCTTCGTCATGTTTCTTTCTAACCAATCTGGGATACCATCATTGTCTGTATCCACTTCAGTCATTCTACCTTCAGTATCATAGCTGAGTAACTTATTATAGTATGCTTCTTTTAATTTTTGTGGCATTAAGTTGGTATCAAACTCAATACCGATATCGGTTGCCATCTTCAACATACGTCTTAGGATTTCATATGACTCTGCATTCAATGCTTTGTTCTTAATCTTACGCAATCCCATGTTAACAATCTGCTCTGGGTTTGTTGTAGCTTCAACATTGTCAACACCAAGTGTAGTAGCAATAATTCTAGCTGCTTTAATTTGATCAGCAGAACTTGGTTTTAATGTTTTGTTTGTTAGGTTTTCAATTACTGTACCAGTTACTTTAACAGAATCATTCATCTCTTCTTTACCTGCTTCTTTATAGTCAGACGCAAGTTTTTCGATATGGTCGCCATGCGTTTTTAAATAGTTGTCATGGTGTTCTGCTTGACCCATCTTAGCAAGATGCTCTCTTGCTCTATCCATATGAACTTTGACATTGTTGACTACTTCAGGAGATGCTTGTCTTGTTGCAATTGCAGCCTTAAGATGTCCCATGTACTCATCAACTTCTTTCATTGCGTGTAGAATATCTACGGCACTTGCGTCGCCTGAGTGGATGCTAGTGTTGAACGCATCAACAACTGAAGTATCTAAGTCGAAGTGTTTAGTTGTGTAGCCTTGCCAGCTAACTTGATTGTGATCTTCTGGATTTTCATAATCCTCTTGAAGATACACGTCTTTAATCCAACGAGTAAATTTCACGTCTGTTCCTTCTTCTGTTAATAGTAGATGATTTGAACCACGTTTAACGACAACGCATTGTTTGTTTTCGCAAACAACAACGTCGCCCACATTAAAGATCTCGCCACGGAAATATCTTTCACGTAGGTCATCAACTGTTATATTTAATGATTCTTTAACTGGCGCAAGGTCATATGCTTTGCGAATTTCATTCATCAGTCTGCGTGCGTCTAAGTCGGTAAGAGTTTTAGGAACACCCTTTTTAAACTGAGAGAACTTTCCAGCCTTTGCTGCTTCACGCATCTTTGTACCTGACATACCTGTAGCGTTATCTGAATCTGGATCTCTTTCACCAGCAGAAACTACAGTAACGGTATCAAAGTTGAATTCAGTTCCGTTATACTTTTCTAAAATCTTTTTGTATTCTGCGATACGGTCGCTACCTGCAACCATAACAATATTCTTGTAACGCTTGTTTAATTCTTTAGCAGCTTCGATAAATGTTCTTACTTGTTCGTTGGCTGCTTTAAAATTAGCTCCAGGAAACATACGCTGGAGGTAATATACTTTACGGGAAACTGGGAGTGGGTTTTGCTTCTTGTCTTCAGTCTTAGAAGCATAAATGACATGGTCTGCTCCCTGAGCAGACGCAACTTTTTGAACAGCTTTTACTAAGAGTTCATGTCCTGTGGTTGGTGGCTGGAAGCGACCAAACGCAAATACAACCTTCTTGGAAGGCAACTCTTTAATTAGTTGTCTATATTTCTTCATTTTTACCCATCTATAAAATATTACTTTATCTATTATTTAGTCAATCTAGACTTTAATATATCTCTCGCCATTGCATTCCAACACCAACAGTAGTACTTTGAGTACCTAGATTTGTAGCTACTAGAACATAAATCTCTGAGTCTGTAGAATCATAGTTCTGAACAATATAGTTTTTCTTGGCTGATGAAGGTAGATCTGCTCCTGGAGCACCACCAGCTTTAAGAGCACCTTGCGTAGAAGCACCGACCCATCCTGCATCGATACAATCACCATCAGTATATGCCGTAGCATCCACACAATACTCAACTCCACTATCATCATCGACTGGAGTCCATGTTGTTTCGGTTAAATTAGATGTGTTAGGTAACTTAATCAATTTCCAACCGATATTTTCACCACTACTAAAAACAGACAAATTACCCATACGAACAATCATTCTATTTTTATAGGTTCTAAAGGCATTCTTTAAACGAATCGCCATGATTGGTAGAGTCTGCCCAGATGTAAGAGTTCTTGGAATGTTTGCTTGCGCCCAATCGGTTCCAGCTTCAACATACCCACCCTCTGACATAACAGTAGAACAGATTTGATCGAAGTAACCACCAGTAGTTGTTCCTACATTAACAAGTTCGCAACGGATAGGTAGGTTTGGATTACTCATATAAACTGTGGGTAAATTATTACTGTTGTTAAATGCATGAGCGATTACGTATTGCCCATCATGAACAAAACCACAACGAACTCTACCAACACCAAGCCATTGAAAGTCAATCCAAAATAATTGCGTTTTGGTTATATCTAAATTGAAAGCACTAGATCCAGTACCATCACATTTATCCCCATTCCATTGAGACTGAGGTATTCTTCTTTCTGTTGGCGCACCAGTAACATAAGTTCTAACAACAATGTTTAGTGTACCATCACCTGTTTGTTCAAAATAGATACCATCATTGTCATCAAAATACCCTGTTCGTTTAGTTACGTTTGGGACTGCAGTATAAAAGTTAAAACTAGAAAGGATAACCTGACTTTTTCCAGGCATGTAGTGATGATAGAATTTGCTTTGATGAACAAGTCTTGAGTTTGGATTATTTGAAGTTGTTAATCTTGCACATGCTTGATTGGGTTGATATGTTAGTGTTGCACCATTAACAGTATAATCAATAAAGTTTGGATCTAAACCAAAGATGTGTTTATAATCACCAAGCGTATATGGTTCGCTGGTGCGTCCTCTTCCAAACGCATCAACATTTTGACTCTCCTGAAATAAATACGTCATACTATTCTCCAACCATCTCTATAAATCATCTGTATACCACCGTTGTCTATTTTTAAGATAAATCCGTTTGGATCATTATCAACATTTCCGTGAACAATTATTGGAAATTTTGAACATCTTCCAGATTCATCTTTGATTATAAGGTATCTACCATTCTTAACAATAGAAGGTAAAGTTAATGTTACTGTGCCAGCATAATTTACGCCAATATAATAATCTTTTCTACCAACTGTATATGAAGGTGTTGTTACTAGCGTTGTTGGGTGATCTAGGTTTACTACGTCACCAGCGCCACCACCTGGACCAGCGTTTTGTATTTTAGCGATCCACTGCTCAAGAAATTTTATTTTAGCATCAACAGTTTTAAATTGTTTTGTTAATGGATCTACTGGAGCTGCAATACCAGCTGGAGTGCTTAGATACTTATCAATATTTGGTATCTGTAGTTCTGTTGGTGTAACACCGACTGGAGTTGGTATTGGTGTTTCTTCTAGTAGAGTTGGATTTTCTTCTACAAGTTTTTCTTTATGTTTTTGTAGAGAAGCCAACTCCTCAAACAATACACTCAAATCAGATTGAATGTTTTCTTTTACTTCTTTGATAATCTTATGCTCTGGACTTTTCTCCTTAGCCTCACGCATAAGACTAACTAAATCATTTAGACTGCTCATCGCTGCCAACCTTTGATAATTTCTGGCGAGAAGTTTGCCTTACTAAACTCTAAGCGATCAACGATCTTTACGGCACCACCACGCAAGTGGTCAATAGCAACAAACCCTTCTACGCCAGTCGTCTTGAATCCATTAGCAGTCTTTAGGAAAGTCTTCATAGATCCAGCTTTATTCATCTTGGCGATAATCAACTTCTTCGCTTCAGTCAAAACATTAGCCAACTCAAATACACTCTCGATAGACTTCCTGTCATTGTTTGCAAAGAAAGCCATTACAGCTTTGCGCTTTTCGTTGACACCAGCCTTACCTTTTTCTGTCTTCAACTTATCCATGTCTTTCTGATATTTGCCATGGATATAATCAAACAACTCATCAACGTGTTTCTTTGGATTAGAGATAGTTTCTCCAGCACGCACCTTGGAGTTATTAAAAGTCTTGACCAATGTAAGCAACTCGGTATTGTTAGAAATGCTGTTTAGAGTATTAGCATTAATAGACTTGAACAATACACCTGCTTTTGACAATAGGGAAGTTACTTCAGTAGTTTCTGATTCTGTAAAGGTAGCAGTTCCAGAAACATCTTTGTAGTTGGCATCATCCATCCAGATTGAACCAACCTTGTTAAATTTGTCAACAATACCTTTACCGAAAGTAGCCTTCATTGTTTCAAACGAACTACCTTCATATGTAGTATGCCAAACAACACCAATCTTAGCAGCACGTAGTTTAGTGGCAAGAGGGCTGTCATATGGAACAGCATATACAATAGTGTTAGGATGGAAGGTTACATACTTCTTACCATCAATCGTTTCTGTTTTCAAATCGTTAGTGAACATCAAGTCGCCTTGGTAAACACCAGACTTAATACCCAACTTCTTAAACTCTGCCAATGCAACTTTCAGTTTAGCTGCCAAGTCGCCTTCGGTATCCGCATCGATTTCTTTTGGTGTCTTGTAAACCTTTGGTTCTTTATTGAAGACACCTTTCTTTGCTACAAAGAATTTGCCATCACGTGGATCAATACCAGCAAATACAGCTGGCGCACCGTCCCACTTAACAGTAGTAGTAATTTTTGACTTGCTATTACCAGCCAACATATCACGCAAGTCTTGTAGGAAGTTAATTGCTTTACGTGTACCCAGAACACCTTCGTTGAAGATTAAATCCTCAACGTGTTCCATATGGGTATTCTTTTCTTCTCTAATATACTCTTTTAAGTTTAACATTATTTCACCAACTTTATTTGTCCATCAGGTAAAGCGAAGTAGGCATTAAACCTAATCATCGGAAACTCTCTACCTAATTTTAGGAATTCTTTTAGGTTGCTCATGCTGTCATCAAACAGAGCAACTCTTGAAAATTGTTTAGTCTTTAAATACTCACGAATAATAATCGCCTTCTTAACAGCAGGGATATTATTGTCTTCCATATTACCAGCACGTTCAACACGAACCTTGTCAATATCGAAACCATGCTTACGGAAGGTTGCTAGAAATTTGTCACGATTATCAAAGTTCGCTCTAGCAGTAACAATGATAACTTTGTTCAAAGGGTTTCTGTCTGTAGCGGAAACCAACTTGCTTGCTGTATTTAGCATCTTAGCGATTGGCTTTGATTCTTTATAAAACTTGGCAGCATCTTTGAATTCAGAAAAATCGAAGGACTCACCAGCCCCAAGTTTGTAATTATTAAACTCTTGGTTGGTCAGCTTCTTTAGGACTGCGCCATCTTTTTTAACAGCGATCTGGGCAGTGGTATGGAAGAGGGTATCGTCAATATCGAATATGGATAGACGACCTAGACTTTCTTCTTCTTTTAGTAGATATTCTTTAAACCTCATACCTTTATTATACCTGAATTCTGAATTATTGTAAAGTATTCCCCTACGGTTTGTAGGGTTATTATTTTATTAACTAACCTTGTAGTGGACAGAGGAAAAGGCATTCATTTTCTTCGCTGCCAGATACATTTTTTTGTATATCGCTGCAGGGTTTGACGCTGTTTCTAATGCGTAAATATAATACAAAAGAACCACTGCTCGTTTGACTTCATATTCTGACATCACATCAGTCATGCCAGAAACCTTAACCATTTTGAATTGATCCTTAGCTACGTAGGCAGCAAATTTCTCATAGAACTTTTGATTACCCATAGCCTTAATTTGAACAGCAACAGTTCCTGCTACCTTTGACACTTTCTTCATATCATCAGTTACAGTAATCATTCCTGGGAATTGAGTGTTTAACATGTCTCTAGAAATAGCGCCATCCCAAACTTTTGCTGTCTCTGGTTGTCCTTCGCCATATGTATTAAGTTCATTAGATTTACCACGTGGTCTAAATCTGAACCTATAATTTACATCATCTTTAAATACTTTAAACTGAGGAAGTAAATCGAAATAAGAATTAGAAACTTTATACTCGAACTTTTTCCATGGTTTGGTATAATTGATGTTCTTAATGTATTTTGCATCAGTCTCAATCTTAGAAATTGTAGCCTTTGGACCAGCAACCTTTTTCAGAGAGATACCAATAATTTCTTTAGAAATAAATTTATCTTCAACAAATTTGTTTAGGTCATCGATACCAGCACTCTCAGCGAGAAGTTTTTTATAAAGCGCATCAACAGTTGTTCCTAACTTTGATATGCTTGTTTTCTTAACTGCCCATATGTCTGATGGGTTCCAGTTATCTTTACTATCAGGAAGAACTTTTGGATCAGTTATCTGATTCAGGAAAGCAGGTTTCTTTGCATTACTGTCACGATAGAATTCATAACTTTTCATGCTAGACTTTGGTATAACAGTTAGAATAGCATTGATAGTTTTCTCAAAGGACTCATGCCATGTTTTATCAAAATCAAACTTAACTGTCTTATTGATTAAATCTTTGGTTGGCATTTTGCCATTGTTAGCGATATACTCCAGACAGAATCTAGTTCCATCTTCTTGTTGAGCAGTTGTAGGTGTTTTAGAAGAAAGCGCATTACCTTCCTGATCTATAACATTCTTGTAACCACCACCAGATTTATAGATGTTTACTTTATCTGCGCCAACTGTAATTAAAAACTTATTGTCTTTTTGATCAGTTACCTTAGCAGTTTTGATTGTGCTGATCTCAGAGATAGCAGCGATAAAACTTTTGGGGTCAACAATTTTTAGCATTGGAACCCCACCTGTTATTTTTCCATCATCTGTTTCAAGAAAGGTAACAGCAGCAAAATCTTTTAATTTAGGAATGATGACTTTCAATGCTGGCTTCTTATCCACCAGCATATTAAATCCTGCCTTACCCTGAAAATATAACTTTGCCATTTAGATTAATCGTAATCTTTCATCGACTTCTTAATATCTTCTGGACTATGGTGAGCACGCCCAGCAAGTTTCATAACTGGAGCACTACTGCCACCTGCGTGTGAGCTGTGCAATAGTGTAGTTTTCACACCCTTCGGTGATGTATGGTGCCAAACCTTATGGTGACCACCATTGTCATCTTTCCACTCATGCGTTGGTGGATTTGATTTAGTGTGCTTTACATGCGCTGCGCTTGCTTCATCGCTGTCGCCAACATCAACTGTTTCTTTCAGTGATGGTTTGTTTTTTAGATACTCTAATGTTGCATCAACTAAGATACTCATTTTAATCTCCTTTGAATAATGGATACCTGTAAGTTATTTAGGTCGTTTACATGCACGAAGTTTTCGTTCGTACTTTCGATCCCACTTAGAAACCTGCTGAATTATCTTTGGTATGGCTTCGTTGTTGCGGAAGTCATAGTCAAATGTTCTGAGGATGTAGTGGAGGGTTTTAGAATCACGTTTCTTCTTACAACGTGTCAGCAGTTCGCTGATAGTGATGTTGGGTCGTTTTATTTTAAAGTCGAGATAAACGCAATGAGCATACGCTTGAATCTCATCAAACTCAGAAAGGTATTTTCTCTCTTCAGTTTTTTTTGATGTCTTGGCTTTCTTGTATGGGACAACATACCCAGACCATTCATCGCCACGTCTATCATATTGCATGAAGTGTATCAACTCATGCATCTGTGTCTGGATCAATCTATACTTGAAAGATTCCCATGCGTCATCGGTAAATTGAAATTTGTTGTAGTCTTTCTTGCCGTGGATTATCAGAGTACATTGTCTAAACTCCGCATCATATTCACCACCGACAGCCATGTAGTTCTCATACACTTTGGCTTTTGAAAGTTCTGGTCGCCAATCTATTTTAGTGCGCCATTTTTTGAAGTAGTTTGTTAGACCTCGTTTATCGTTGCGATACTTGTCTAGGTCTACCCACACTTTTGCAGGAATGAGTTTGGCTCTAAATGGACGCTCATAAAAATTGAGCATCTCCATCCAATCGAAGTTGAGTTCTTTGAGGAAGCGCATGGTAAAATTATACTCCCCGTGGCAAAGTTAGAGTCCACCACATATTTAGGGTTTAGCATAATTTTACAATGTAAAAAGGACTGGAGCCTCCATACCCTTCTCCCAGAAATACAACTCTACTTCTGGTGGTAGTTTCTTCCTCATTCCTCTAAGAACCTTTTTGTTGTCCTCATAGTGTCGTTGAACCCCAAGTTCCAAAACTTTGGAAGTCTTGTAGTTTACAACATTTTCTACAGTTCGTGTATCCGTAAGTAAGTGGAAACTTAGGACACGTCCAGTATAGTTTTTATCCAGCCATTCTTTTGTGATATGGTGGATTTTTGATTCAGCCTTCCTAGCTGAGATGGCATGGAAGGTTTCCTCTACTGGTTCAATAAGACGTTCCGCAGACGCATACCATTCATAAAGAAAATCTTTACGTGCACGACGTTGCTCGCCATTCATCCTACCCCACTTTGTTTCGTTAGCAGGTGGTTGAGCAGCGAGAACACCGTCAATATCATAAGATACTATCATAGGAAACTTAGATCTATCTTGTCTGTATTTAAAATATACTGTTTCTGCGCCAGCCAAATCTTCTCACGTTTCTCAACTGAGAGAGAAGCAAACTTCTCGATCGCTTCCGCATTATCAGCAGGAAAACACCAAACCAATCCGTTGTTACCTTGTGGCGCACAGACAGGAATGCCAGCATAGACAGCATGGTAAGCACGACCAGTACGCCAGCCTGAACGCTTATGCTTGTCGTCATAAACAGCAAGACAGCCATGATACTTCTGATAGAAAGCACGTCTATCTCTTTGCTGTGGATTCTCAACGATATTCAAACCAACGTAGTCTGACCATTCAGTTTCCTTACCTGCTACTTCAAGATATGATGACTTTGTATATTCTTTGAAGTGTTTAGTGCGACCATTTGGGCGACCGATATAAACTACCTTCTCGATTGAACCAGCATGAAAGTTTGCGAAGTCCATACCTGATGCCATCGGTAAGTCAATAGTAGTTGAACCTTCGGGACACTTTAGGATGGTAGCAACTTCAGATGGCACTGCAGCATTAGCTGCGATAGTCCAACGTGACCAATCTTCATCAGGCAATAACTCCCAAAGGAATGGTAGGTCTGGATCATCGTTAAGAAATACAATATTACCTTTGTGCGCTTTGATCATCTCGACAGTTTTATCCCAATACTTCTGATAGAACTGTAGGTTAGTACCACCAAACTCAAGCACAAGTGTATCACACTCTTGGTAAGTATCAAAAGATTCAAAGCCATCGTTGGCTGTTGCTTCAGTTGGTTCTGATAAAGGGATGATACGCATACCTGCGCCAAGTACGTTCTTAAAAAATGCTACACGTTTCTCTACCCATGCACCACGAATACCATTCTCTTGGTTAGTTAAACCAATCTTACCTGATACCCTGCGATAGCCAATCTTCTTTCCTGTGTTACTAGAGTTGGCTGAGTAGAACCACTCTAGTAACTTTTCTTCACCTAGAAACTCATGTAATGACATATTATGTTATCCTAAAAAGTCTGCGAGAGAACCAGCACTTGCCTTTGGATGATAAGTGTGAAGCATATGTTCCCCACCTTTCTCACGCAAGAAGTCATACCATTCTTCCTCTTCCCACATTCCTGGAGAAACACCATTCCACAATTTCTTATACAAGCGATGCTCAGTATTCAAGCGACGTTGCTCAACGTATTCAAAACGAAAATCTTCATATTCTTTGCTACCAAGTTCTAGCATTTTTTCACGGAAGTATACAACCAAACTTACACGCTCTGAACCTTCTTCGCAAACAATAGGTGTATTGCCATGGATGATTTCGTGGTTATTAACCAACAACAAGTCACCTGGACGCACGTTAACAGCCATACGGATCTCAGGGAAAATCAAATACCCACCTGAGTAACGACCATCGTTAGATAATGTCAACAGATTTGAGAGACCAGAATCCAAATCACCAGCATCACGATGAGCAGCAGTACGGAATGTTTTGTTCACCGTAACTGTTGTAAATGGTGTTTCTGGGATAAGGAATCTAGAATCAATTTTCTTAGCTGCTGCCATTTGATTACCATATCTCCAAGGCAACAACTCAGCAAAACCTTTAGCCAAGTGCTGTAAGAATGGGTATGCCATTTTAAACTTATCAAAGTTGTCTCTTGTATAAGTTGTAGCACGACCATAAGGGATACGTGGATAGCGATCAAACCAACCAGCGATACCAGAATCAACTGGATTGCCATAAGATGTTTCGCTAATCATCTTCATGGTTTCTTCACATGACTTAGCACGTTCTTCTGGCGTCATAGTTTTGATGGAATCAACCCACTCATCAAAATTAAATTTACCACGGAAACGTGAGATAACCCAAACATTGTTTTTGCCAGAGCCAAGTGCCTTTAAACGTGACTCTGCTGTTGGATATTTTGAACGAACATTTTCAATTGGGTCTCCAGAAAATAGAGATGCCTTGCGACCATCAAGAAGCGCATTAATCATTTCTTCCTGATAGTTAGTAACCCACTCACGTCCTTCACCATTAACTTGTGTTCCAGCTTTAATACCTGAAGCCAAGCCACGATTCTCTGTTCGTTGAGCAGCTTCTCTTAGTCCATGATATGCTGCGTCTTGTTCTTCTTTAGTAAAGAAGTTCTTACGGAATTTGAAAGCGATCTTCTGTTCGTTTGGCGCTTCACCATAACCAACTGGCAAATAGCAATCAGTATCTTCCTCGATTAGAATATCATAATTTGATTCATCAAGAAACATACCCATAAGATTTTCACAATCATGTTTAGTTTCTGCTACAATAACTCGTGTCATAATAGTATCCTTTAAAAATTAAACTCTGCGTCTATTGTTTTTGTTTTTCTACTTCTGTCGAAAAGTGGAGTATCATCACCGATATCTTCCTTAGTATATGTATTCGACTTTTGATTTCCAACATTAGACTGAGCACCCACTTCAACATTATATAACTTCATTTTACTTCTGTCAACCCCAATTACAAACCTTTTATAATTTCCAGGATCCGCATAACGATTCTTGAGTTGCTTAACCATAATCTGTCCAAGTTCCTCTAGTTCTTCAGTAGAAACTAAAGCAAGCATTAAGTCTGCTGTTGCTGGAAGACCAAACGATTCAGAAGTATCTTCCAATCCAGGATCGCTATTTGTAAAACCACTTCGTGTAGTTTGAGTAGCAGAAACAATAGGAACATTGTATTCACCTGCCAGTCCACGAAGTTCTTCAGCGATGGACTTAATATATGTATATGAGTTAACACTAGCACCCAACTTTAATCTTGATGAAGCGCAGATATTCAAGTAGTCAACGAAAACAATATCTGGTTTAAATTCACGCTTCATCTTTAATTCTTCAAGCAATGCTCTGAAGTGACCAGAGTGAGCAGAAGCAGTAGGATATTCTTTGACAATCAATTTACCTTGCGTTTTGCTTTGAACCTTTTGAACACGACGTTCAAATAATTCTCTATCAACAACTGCAAGTTCATCCATACCAAGATTAAGCAAGTTCGCATCAATACGTTCAGCAATACGTTCCTCTGCCATCTCCATAGTGATATAGAGAACATTTCTACCTTGCATTAGAGAAGTCGCTGCGACGTGACACATAAACAAAGACTTACCCACACCAGTACCAGCGAGGATAATGTTTAGGGTCTTTTTAGACAATCCACCTTTGGTGATTGTATTGAGCATGTCGAGGTCGAATGGAAGTTTTTCTTCGACTCTATGGTAGAAGTCCCATCGAGCTTCGAAGTCTTCCAGATAATCGTGACCAATGTGATTATCAAAAGAAACAGCAAGAGCATCAGACAACAATGAAGGAATGGCATCCTGTTGTCTTTGTTTGTCTTTTCCTTCGATAATTCGAATAGAGTCCATAATAGCATTATAGACAGCCCTTTGCTTACAGAATGATTCTGTTTCAACTTCTAACCAATCCTGTACGGTATCAGTTGGCGTCAACTCTGAAATATATTGTTGAAGTTCTTTAGACTCAACTTCATTTATATCTGTTCTGTTGCCAACTTCAATAGCAAGGATTTCATTTGTTGCTGGTTTGTTAAACTCACTGAAGAATTTAATAATCTCAGTCGCAAGGATTTTCTCCCTGCGGTCTGAGAAATATGTTGGATCTATGTGAGGTAATACTTTACGACAAAAATTTTCATTATGAACCAGATTCGCTAGAATCGTTTTTTCTATCCTCATCAACACCACCTGAATAAACAATTGAATTATTTTTTAGTCCTTCTTCAATCAAATGATGAAGGATCTCACCTACAGTTTGCTCGAAGGCTGGCTTGTCAAACTTTTCGTCTTCAATAACATTATGCATGGTATATTCAAACGACAACTTTGCAGACGAACCATCGGGCATTTCTGATACTTCTACCTTACCGTACTCATAAATTATACCTGAAAATTGACCACCTGTCAACTCTACAGTATAGATTGCAGTATCATTTGTGTGTTCAATCAGCTTGAACGGTGTCATCTTGTAACTCCTCATCAACTTCTGATGTATCCAATGTTTCATGACCAAATTTATATTTCTTTGCAGTATACTCATTAATTTGCTGCAAGATATCTTTGGTGAAATATTTTTCTGGATCTTCAGAGATATGTTTACCAAACACTTTCTTACCGTCAGGAAGTTCGATACGTCCACCTTGTGACTTCCAAATACCTGCCTCAACTGCTAAGTCAGTAAGACCATGATAACGATCTAGACCAGATGAGAATGATAGTTTAGTTTCTACCATTGATTGCTCTTTAGTAAAACGTGATTTCTCAAGTTTACATTTAATGATGTTGCCGATAACTTCAGTACCATCTTTGTCCTTAGACTTAGAAAGGAAAACAATAGTTGAAGCAGCATACTTAAGACCATCACCACCACCCATAGTCTTAGTTGGAACATAAGCACCAACTACAGCGTAGGTATGATTAGTAACAATCATAGCAATATCAAGTTTAGCAAGTTTCAAAGAAAGAACACGGAAAGCGCCACGAACTAATTGAGCACGTGTCATATCACGTGTCTCTTTACCTTCGGCAATATCTTCCATCTCTTTAGATGTAGAAAGCATACCCAATGAATCTAGACACAATAGTAATTGTGGGCGATCATTCTTTGGTCGTTTCTCATATGCATCAAGAATCTTTGTTGCTTGAGTGCGGAACTCTTGGACAGTCGATACAGGAACAATAACAAATCTACGTGTATCAATACCACGCTCTGTTAACATATCACGTGTCAACGCTCCCTCAGTTTCAAAATATACAACTCCTGCTTCTGGATTGGCTTGTAGAAAGTTCTTACATATCCCGAGGGCGTAGAAGGTTTTTCCAGTTGAACTTTCTCCTGCAAGTGCTGTAACCTTATTAGAAGGAAGACCGCCAAAAATAGAACCACTGAGTAAAGCATTGAACGCATAACTACCAGTGTCAATGAAACTAGCAGTGTCGCCCACAATGCCATCATCAGCCAGTCCAGCATACTCATTATCAAGTTCCTTTACGATTGTCTTTAAAAAATCCATGTTCTTCTCCGTATATGTTTATATGTTTAGTATATAATAGTTTGTGTTAAATGTCAAGTTATTTGCACCAAGATTGTTTTGCTTCTCCAAAATATTCTCGTGCAAGACCTTTCTCAATAAGTTGAGCACGTAAACTCTTGCCATCTAGGATAACGTCTCCAAGGACACGACCACCAAACTTATCCCATGACATCAGAGCAACTTTAACTTGCTTTGCTTCTGCAACTGCTTTCTTTGTAAAAGCAGTAGCTTCTTCACCACGCTGCGCTTCACTTGGACATTGTGCACGTGAACCCTTTTCTGGAGTATCAACACCAAAGATACGAACACTCAAAACAGGTTTAAGTGGTGGTGGCAAAAACTTTGCTTCAAACTCAACGGTATCACCGTCTTTAACTTTTGTAACTTTCCAGTCATATTGAACACTTGGTTGTTCTTTTGCTTGCGCTGGAAGCATGAGTGCTAGGAAAACAAATCCTACTGCGTAATATAGTTTCTTCATCCAAAAAACTCCTCTAAATTAGATTTCTCTTCGATTGACCAACCGATTGGTTGGATAAGACTTTCAAGTTGTTCAAGAAAAACTTTCTCAAACATCAATTCATAGTCAACGTATTTATGTAGGTTAAGCTCTTTTGGCAACTCACCAGCAAAGGCAACCACGTTTTCTTGAATGGTATTTGGAACCTTTAAGTAAACAAACTTAATTTTATCACCATCACGAATCATTGGATATTTCTTATCCAACTTATTTTGTTTAACATAGTGGTTAAACAAGAGAGCACCTCGCACATGAATCGGTGTTCCCTTTTTATATATTGTAGAAGAAGCTGTGTATTCTTTTAGACCATTCAATCCACGTGGGAATGCAATCTGCTCAACAGGCAACTCTTTAAACTGAATGCGGAACTCATTAATAAACTTATGCAATTTACTTTCATCCGCAGCAAGAATTACTTTCAACACTTCCTTCATCTTAGAACGGATAACTTGTGGTGTTGAAGATTTCACCATCTCTAGACCCATAACTTTCAATTTGGGTTGAGCATACTGAACACCCTCAGAGTTATGCACATTCAAGATATATCTTTTCTTAGCATTCCAGATAGCTGTGTCTGCCAATACTTCTCGTTTCATTTGCATCTTCTGAGCATAAGCATTCATATACTCAGCAAGTTTTTGATAGGTTGTATCTATGAAAGGTTGGAAGGCATCCTCACAGATTTTATCCATGTATTTAATTTTTTGTTCATCTGTTTTCCCAGCGCAAGTATGCTCAACCAAATCTTCAAGCGATAGGTAGATGGAATCAGTATCAATAGCAATGACATAATCTTTGTCTTCAGTCTTTAAAATCTTATTCATATATTTGTTAAACTCGTTAGCCATCCAACGGATAGATAACTGCCCAGATGTTGTGATACCTTCAGCAATCCTCACGTCAAAGTAACGGAAGTATTGATTACCGATCGCACCATAAGCTGAGTTCAAAGCAATCTTCATAGCCATCTGCAGATTGTTGAGTCTTGAGATTTCTTTCAGTAGGTGAGTCTTTGACTTATCGTTCTGATACTCTTGCTCGACTTTCAACATCTGCTTTTTATACTTAGAACGATTCACATACATTTGCTCCATCAACTCTGGCATAAAACCTCTTACGTCTTTGCGATAGCACCAGCCATTTGCGCTGACTGCTAGATCTTGCCTATGACCATAGGAAGTATCAACTTCTTTGGTTAGAAGTTTCTCAACGCTGATGCCATGGACTTTTTCATCAGTCAATGTTTCAGGACTCATGTTATACTGCATAATCAAATGCGGATACAAGCTGTTCAAGTCAAAGGAAGCCACCCAACGATGAAGACCAAGGATTGGATCTTTAACAAACGCACCTTCAAATGCTTCAGTTTTATTTGTTCGTGTCTTCTCAGGGATGACTATGTTTCTCTGACGTAGGTGGTTATAGATGATAGAATCCCACATACGTACTTGAGAGAAAACATCCTCGTAGTTAATCTTAGCGTTGTAAGCCATAGTGATTAACAACTCAATCAACTTCATTTTATCTTCAAGTCTGTCAACAAGACGTGTATCATGAATGTTATACTTAACGAAAAGATCCCAATGCTTAGCATAGAAGTCACGGAAGTTATCTTCAGGATTCTCTAATTTGTTTTCGCCAAGTTCAACGAAAGCGATGTGATCCAGTTTATATGATTCTTGTGCAGTATACGTATACTTCTTATAAAGATCTAAGTAATCAACAGTAGATACGCCAACCATATCATAACAAATCTCTTCGTTACCTTTGACATGAATTCTGCGTTCATTAACGATATCCCATGGTGACATCTTCTTAGAGAAACTGTTACCAAGGACTTTATCAATCCTGCGAACAAGATAAGGGATATCAAAGAAGTTGATATTCCAACCAGTGATAATGTCAGGGGATTGTGTTTGCCAGAAGATGAGAAATTCTTTTAGTAGAGAAGATTCATTTTGGCATTGAATATAACGAACACCTTCTGCGCCAGCAAATGGACGTGAGCCGAAGGTAGTAATTTGTTTTGTGAAGTTATCTTGTATAGTGATTAGAAGAACTTCTTCCGCAGCAGATTCAACATTAGGGAAACCACTTTCAGCACCCACCTCAATATCAATAGAGAAAATTTTAATCTTCTCAATATCCCAGCGAATGTCATTTGAGTAACTATCGCTGATGTATTGGTGAGCATAGTTTGCGTTGCCATATACGCTGAATCCATCTACCTCTTTGTATCGTTCAATAAAGTCACGTGCTTCATTAATGTCACCAAACTTAACTTCGCTTACTGGTTCACCAAACAAGGTGCGCCACTCACTAGGTTTATTTGATTTGATATAGAGGGTTGGAGAAAAATCAATTTTAGTTTTGTATGGGTTGCCGTTCTTGACTGCACGAACAAGCAACTTGTTCCCATACTTAGTTACGTTTGTGTAAAATTCCATTTATACCCCATAAAGTAACATCATCGCATCAAGCGCACAGTCATGCGTAGGATGATGTTTAATCACATTGTGTCTTCCGAATGTAGGATGGTTCACATCCGCATAACCATTCTTAGAAGTAGAACATAGAATATCAACTCCAGTTCTAACATCTCGCCAATCATTATAAGGCAAAAGACGTTCTGTGTCAAGTTTTAAGCAAAGACTATCAATAACCATTTGGTCTAAAGAACCACGTGCCCAAATTTTAGCTGGACCATATTTCTTGATGTAGTCTTTTAATTTGTTGATTGCATCGATCGGATGTAAGTCATCGGGTGCTGGATCGAAACTCAGCTTTCGAATGTGAGGGTGAATTTTACTCCACCATTCGAGTGTGTCTTTAGAAACTGTTCTTCCATACTTTTCGATTTGAACCTTACTATCAAACTTTACAAACAAAGATTTGTTTAGTAGGGTATCATAATCGTCGCCTTCTTCGAAGTAGAGAATGGCAGCAGATAGAACAACAGAAGTGGACTCAATATCAAGAGTCTCAATGTCAAACATATACATTATAAAACACCCATAGAAAAATCTCAGATATAATAATTATACCTGAGATTCTAATTAAAAGCAAATTTAAGAAAGTTGGATACTTGAGGTTGGCATAGTATTTGCAATTTCTATACCAGAACCGTAGATGCGGTTATATTCGTTGACCATCTGTACGTCAGGTTCACAGTCGGCTGCGATAGCTGTCTTGTAAACATAAACTTTTGCAAACTCTGCGTAAGCCATATATGGAGCAAGCGCAACACTAAACTTACCGTCTGGTGTTTGACGCATTAGAATTACTGCTGGGGATTTTAGAATGATGCCTGTAGCATCTGAAGATTCTTCGCTGCCGATTACTTCTTCACCTGTTAACAACTTAAAAATTTTCACTGTCATAGTTATCCTGTTCAATTAAAAAATCAATAAAACTCGATGCTTCATTAAAATCGGTGAAGTATCTTGAGAATACCTGCTCTTGGTAAAAGCAGTGTTGCGCAACAAGTAACACGTACTTGTCACGGAATACAGATATCTTTAACAACCAGTCTTTACGACGGACTGTTTGAAAAGAGATCATATCTTTGGAGACTTTTGCTTTCATCATATTCTTATTTATGATGAAGAGGGAGTCTCCTCCCTCTTTTTTTAAGACTTAGGTGTTGGTTGGGTTTTACCGTTTACCCATTCCCAATCATCATCTGTCATTGGGATCCAATTAGTCAATTCTATGCCCCTTGGCATAGGCAGCAGCCTTTGCTTTGCGTGCTTCGATAATTGACTCGATCATGACATTGAAGAATGTCTTACAGAGTTTCAGCAGCTTTGTCATATGCTTCTTCCTGTAAGAGTTGTTTACCTTTACCTGTCTTTACTGGCACTTTCTTTGCCTTTCTTTCTTCTGGTACTAATTGATCTAGAGCGATCTTTAGAATACCATTGAAAAGTTCAGCGTCTTTAACTTCATACTGATCACCGATAGCCCACGCACGTGTGAACGAACGATTAGCAATACCTTTGAACAAGTAATCAGTGCCCTCTGGTTCTACCGATTCAGAGTTACCCTTGACAACTAATTTGCCACCATCGATAGTAATGTCGATTTCATTTTGTGCGAAACCTGCTACAGCGATTTCAATCGTGTAGGTATTACCGTTCTTGCGAACATTGAATGGTGGATAGTTAGGGATATTCTTAGTGAGTTCGTCATGCAATGCTTGCATCTTTGAGAATTGCTCATCAAAGCCAACAAAGACTTTATCAAATTCTTTGAAGTGTTCACCAAAAATAGTTGGAATGAATTTGTGTACCATAGTTTTTTCTCCTATTAAGCGAGTTGAAAAACTCTCAAGCAATTCCCCGAAGGCAAATTGAAGAGAGCCATATTTAAAATGCTGGTTACGAGATCCAGCGACATCGTGCGTCATGTCCGCTTTATCACGCTTCGTTCCATAGCGGTCCTAAGGTGAAGTCTTTACGTTCCCATCCCGATTGGGACATAAATTATTTATAATGAAAAACCCACCGAAGTGGGTTTCTCTATATGTTTTTTAAACGCAATCGCCCAAACTTTCGAGCCAGCGTTCCAAATCAGACTTATCTGTTTGCAACATACATCGTTACTTCGAAACCGAAACGCATTTCAGTAGCAGCTGGTTTTGTCCACATAATCATTCTCCTTAATTAAAGATACGGAAATATTATCCGTATAATTATATAGAAGAAAGAACAAAAAACACGCTAATGAAAATCATTAGTTTGAGGTAACTGAAACCTTTATTTCTTCTTACCGATATTGTACTTTGGAACAAGTTCCCAGTCATCTTTTTCTTTGTAAGAGACAACTTTAATTTGAGAAAGGGATGCTTGCGGTTCAGCTTTAGCTGGATGTAAAATCTTTAATAGACCCCAATCCGCCAACAACTTTGCAATAGTATTTCTTCGCTCAATATCGTTTGATGTGATATTAGATTCTTTGCCATCTAACGCAAAGAGTTCTTTGAAATGGACAATGAAGTATCTACCTTGCTTATGTAATATATGGCAAGATTGATAAAGTTTCTTGTCTTTTCTTGATGCGATTCCGATTCGTGTTAGAGTTTCACGAATCTTTAAGAAATTGTCTGGTTCGTCTAATAGGACTTCCAACATAGAGTCGGCTGTCCAATCATAATAGATCATCTCAACGGTCATTATCTTCCACCTTTGTTTAATCGTTCTTCAATATTTTTCAATTGGTCTTGAGTTAGTAAACTCAAAGCCACTGTCGCTTTTTCACTAGAGTAGCCATAGTACTCCATGACCAAGGAAAGATCTTTGGACACATCTGCTTTATGCCACTTTGAGAATCTTTTTTTCTTGGTAATACTATTTAGTAAATATTGAAATTGCCATTTCTTAGGTGCGTCGTAAAGACGGTTCATCTCGTTTGCCTGCATAACTGTATCGGCAAAGTAGGATAAACCTTTATTGACCATAAAAGCATTATACTCTTTTACGTTCTGAGGATCTTTCTCCAGTAGATCTTCTTTGGTTAGATTGATAGCGTTGAGGAAGTCAAATGGGGATAATTTACTCATTATTAAACCCCACTTGTCTTAGGTTTTCTTCATTGGCTGAAAATTTCTTATTAGGAAACCTGTCATTTAAGACTTTACTGATATCTTTTTTAGTCTTACCCTGAGCCATGAATGATGAGTCGTCTTCGTTATAAACAAAGAAAGTATCATTAACCCTTTCAATCTTTACACGAATAGTATTCTCTTTCTCATGTTCCTCAAAGGCATCCATAAGTCCATCAAGTTTTTTGATGGCTTCTCGTTCACGTGCTTCATAACCACGTTTGAATCCTGTAAGATACACCAATGCTACAATAATAGCCATAACAAAAAATTCAAGCATGATTACCTCACTTAAACTTACATGATGTCATAATCTCCGTCATCGCTGCCATGGTATTAAGTTCTTGGTTGGCAACAAAAGCAGACTTGTATTGATAGTCCGCAAGAATAACAACAAGTTGGGGGATACTTTTTGGTTCAACATATTCTGACGCAGTAGTATATAGTTGGTCAAATAAACCAGCTGTATCCATATCAGAATTACGTGCGACCCATTTGCGCACTTCGTTGAAGTTCATACCCTTAAGATTGGCAATTAGATCTTTGAATGATTCTTCAGAAACACTTGACAGAATATCTGCATCGATAGTTCCGCTAACACTGTATCGTTGTAGTTCATTAAGAATGCGACGATAGTCAGGGAAGTGCTTCATAATCAATTCAGCAACTACCTTAGAATCAAAAGCAACTTTCTCTTCCGTAAGGATAGCAGAAACTCTCTTGAAGAATTTACCAGCGATCTCTTGCTTTTCTTTTGCGTCAATCTTAAACTCTACAACAGCACAACGACTGTGGAGTGGTTCAATGATTCGATTCTTAAAGTTACATGTAAAGATGAATCGGCAGTTATTAGAAAACTCTTCGATAAATGCACGCAACGCAGGTTGAACAGAATCAGCATTCATATAGTCTGCTTCATCAATAATAACAACACGCTTTCTTGCGTCAAGAGAAACTGCTGCTGCGAAAGAAGTGATTGTAGTTCGCAGAGTGTCAATCTTACGACCTTCATCTGAACCATTGATCACAATATACTCAGCACCAACTTCATTACATAGTGCCTTCGCTGCTGTCGTTTTACCTGTACCTGCTGAACCGCAGAACAGGAAGTTTGGAAGTTCACCAGATTGGATAAACTCTTTGAATGTATTTTTCAAACCTTCAGGCAAAATACAATCATCAATTTTTTGTGGGCGATATTTCTCAACCCATAGATACTGCTCACGTTCACTCATAATAAAAACTCCATAAGATTAGATGGCTTGTAATCGCCAAATTGTTCACCAAGTAATTCTATTTCACTATATATCAAATCAATATGCTCGTGTGTCTTTTTCTCTGCTTCCATTTTATCAAAGTCTTTTTGTTTCTGAAGTATCAAATCTTTCACTTTAGAAACATTTTCAGGCTGGTGAATAAAAAGAACATTGACAGGATGGCTACTAGTGTTGGCATCAAATAAAGAAAACACAAAAGCATCTGCAGATAGTAGTTTATCTAATTTCTTAGACAAGTCGATTTGATACTTACTACCATATACATTGTAATCGTTTGTCTTCTTACGCTTCCGTGTCTTAACAGATTTCTGTTCTATATGTACGAGATTTAATTCAGGACATACACCATCAGCGCCATATCTACCAGCCAACTTTTTGATTGAAGGGTAATGTGCTTTAAGGTAGTCAAATGTTAAGACCTCACGCCAAGCATAATTGTCAAATGGATTATATCCATACTTACCTTTAAAATCATCAATTGATTCTAAAATGTTTAGTAGGTGTGCGACTTCATCAGAATTCATAATAAAGTAAGGGGAGTTTCCTCCCCTGTTTTTAGAAGTCGAATGTAGTATCTGCTTCAACTGCTACGTAGTAAACAAGGTCACCACCTGCTGCTTTGAAGCGAGAGATTTTCTTCTTAGATACAGACACCGAATAATCTCCTGGCAACATTTTTAGGTTTTCAACTTTCAAGAACACGTTGAATGTTTTATCAGTTGCGCCAAGTTCAAGAGAATAGGTGTTCAATGCTGGGTTCTTTTTATCAAGAACAGTTGCGGTGATCTTTGAACCATCACCAGAAATAGATAAGTCGCTACCACGAAGAATAGAAGATGTCTTCTGAATCATCGCAAGGTTAGATGCACTTACATTAAAGTCAATGTCGCTGTCAGGAAAAACGATTTCCTTTTGCGGTGTTGTCAAAACTGAAGCATCTGCTGCGCCAAACTTGATACTGTTTTTATCCTGCTTGATTTTAACATCAGAGCCACTGAACGCAAAATCTGGATCCTCAAATAATGATACTGCACCAAGGAACTCATTCAAATCATAGATACCAAAGTCATTTGGGAATGATTCGTCAACAGTTACACTTGCCATAACATTCTTATGGGCAGTGATAGTTGCAAGTCGATTGCCTTGCTTAATCATCAAGTTTGGATTGATATTTGCGAAGTTCTTTAGCAACTCAATCGTCTTTTTACTAATTTTCATTTGTTTCTCCTGTCAATAAACTCATAACTATGTATATAAAATTATACCTCATTTTGACTCACTTGTCAAATTTTTTTCTTGCTTACGTTCGATAGGTGGTGGAAAGTAGGGTTCAATTATGTAATGTTGAGCACCCCACCATCCAAACGCACTAAAGAATCCCCAAAGAATGACTTCCGCAATCATTTCAGCATCAGAGCATTAAAGTTTGCAGGAACTACAATAGTTTGCACCTTACCGTTCTTAATACCTTCTGAAATATTCAATGCAGCCTGAGCATTCATAAACGCAATAGAACTAGCAGAGTTGTTTGCTAGAGCAGCCATACGTTCTGCTTCTTTCTTAGCAGTCTGCACTTCTACTTCCTTTTGTTTGTATTCATTCTTAGAACGAACCAAAGCATTAGCAGATTCAACAACGCTGTCAGCTGGGACTACGTTACGAATCAACACTTGACTAATGGTGATAGAACCATCAAGTTTTTCTTCAGCAAGATTCTTTTGAATCTCTTCACGAATCATGTTCTCCATGTTCTCACGATTATCTGCCATATCTAACGCTTCATATTTGCGAGCAGCTTTGTAAATAGCATTACGTGCATTCTGAACAACGTAGTTATACATTACGAAGGTATCACCTTTAAACTCAGCATGGAATGCTTTGTTCTTTGTTGAATACAGTTCAGCAACATTCTGAGGATTAATGTTATAGACAACCACAGCATCAAGTTCTTTCATAGTGCTATTGTCTTTTGCGACAGGTGTCATATCGTTAAGAACTACGTTAACATCTTTCACAGGGAAAGTAAGAACGTCGCCGATTAGTGTTTGGTTGAAAGATCCAGGAAGCAATTCTCCAGGTTTGACTTGTTTATCAAAGCCAACACGAACACCAACTTCACCTGTCTCAATACGAGTACAGCCAGTTGCCAAAGCAACAGCAGCAACCAGAGCAGAGATTTTCAATACGCTTTTCATAATCAATTTCCTTTAAAATAAAACAACGAGGGTGGTGAGAAAAATAATAACAAGAAGGGAAATGCCAACACTATATGCTGCCATCTTAACTACCTTCCATTGTTCTTTCTTTGTAAACTTTCTGAATAGATCTATACTGATAAAGAAAATAACAAAGAGAGAAATAAAAGCCAGAATCATTTTAATCATTTTGAATCCTTTGAATATTTGACATCGTGCTCATATAAGAACATTAAGCAACACATTGCATGAGCCAAGTGGTTCTTTCCAGTTTCTGGATCATTTTGCTCGCCTTCTTTCCATGCCCAAAGGTGTCTTTGCATTGCGTCAAAGTACCTACGCTTGGAATCAGGAACATGCTTCCAGTTATCTGGTTCATATTTCTCCGCACCAAATGTTAGAATCTCTACAGTGGCTTTTAATGCAAGCGGAGGGACTAAACCATATTGGAGTTTACCACCGTCAAACTTGCGACCACCTGTTGTTGCGTTTTGCGATTTTTTAACTTCTTCTTTAGTAGCCATATTACCTCAACAAAAACAAATGAATGATAACAAAATAATCTACAACTATCATAAATGAGTATTGGAGTTTTAACCTAAAGTCTTTCATCTCAGCTGAGAGAATTAACAGTATGGTATGAGCACTTAAAAATGCCCATATCCACATTGGACTGTTAGTTGATATTAAGATTAACCCACCAATTATGTAAAGCCATGTACTGCACCATCGAGCAAACAATCATCACATCCTCAAAATGAAAATAAGTCTGGATACTCCGAAGAATATCCAGACGTATCTCACTTATCGAGTGAAAATCGCAGCACCGAAAACACGGTTAGCCAAAGCAACCATACGGCGATTTGGTTTACCGAGACGGTACTTAACTACTTCGCTACCAGTGCTGAGTTTAGCACGGTTGCCATACACGCAATAACCTTGCTCACGCAAGTTACGGATAGCAGAAGCTGGGTGAGCAATACCGAAAGAAGCAGAGATTTGCTTAGCAGTAAATGCCTTACCCTTTTCAAGATGGGTTAGCAACAGATCTTGTTTAGACATATTAAGTCTCCATAATAAAGCCATCATAAAAAAAGCTGGGGCGACGATGGCAGATAATCGCCCCAACTAAAAACTCAAGTTCGATTAAACTTGAATACCGTTTTCACGCAACTCTGCGAGGAACTCTTCTTCGTTTGCTTCCTCAACAGGATCGCTTTCGTTGAGAATCTTTTGTAGTTTAGACTTCTCAAGAGCAGTGGTTTCCCCAGTAGAGTTGGGTCCAGGGAAATATAAAAGACCACGTTGGATTTGGTTATGCTTTGACAGCCAGTGTGGGTAACCAATTTTCACGCCACCGTCACCACGCTTTGCGTAGATTTCTTGCCAGATATAGTACATATCTTTAGAAGCAAGGGTGTCAGCCGAAGCAAGTTCGGGGCGAT